TATTAGTATCAATCGTTGTAATATCGTTCATGTTTATTAACTCCTTTTCAGTTGTAAGATGCATAGTTATATCAGATTACGTCCTTCACGTCAAGCCAATTCGGGCCTATTTTTGCCTCTAATAATAAAGGCACATTGAACTCAACACCCCAGCGTTGGGTGATGAGATAAGGTAGTGCATCATTAGTCTGCTGTATGACATTGATTACCTGCGCTTCTTCGTCAGGATGTATGTCAATAACAATACTGTCATGCACTGAGTTCACTATACACGATTGCATACCCTTGAGCAAGCTATCAATGTGCAACAATGCAATAGGCACTATGTCTGCTGTAGCAAACGATTGCACAGGGTAGTTCTTAATCTGTGTAAAGTGTGAGACACGTCCAGTGTGCTTACGCACCACATCAGGGAACGCAAACTCACGACCACTGGGCGTGGTAATCTTTCTTGTGTTCACAGCCTCTTTAGCCAGTCGGGAATGCCAATCGGCAACACCTTGGTATTTGTCTGTGAAGTGGGTGTAGTACTCTGCTTCCGCTTTTGTTCTGCCGTAGCCTGTCGCACCGTAGAGTGGCGCAAACGTGTGAGCCTTCGCATCCTGTCTACTCGTAGGTTGACCAGCATCACTAATAACTTTAGCGGTATATGAGTGTACATCAAATCCAGTAGATACTTCTTCAATAGCAACCTCATCTTGTGATAGGTAGGCTGCAGCACGGAACTCTAACTGTGCGAAGTCAGCTTCCATTACCTTGCCACCAGCAAATCGTGACACAAATACTTTCTTCACAGGAAACGTGCCGCCACGTGGCATGTTCTGCATGTTAGGGTCAGCACCAGAGAAGCGGCCTGTAGCTGTACGATGCTGTAACAAACGTACATGCAGCTTACCGTCTTGCTTTGTGTATGTACTAATGCCCTCAACAAAGGATGATAGGTATGTGTCTACTGCACTGAGCCTACGCACTTTGTATAGGAAGTCAACAGCGTCATTCATACCACGCTGCTTGGCAGCAGACTCTAGTAACTCTAGGTTCTGCTTGCTTGTGCTGAAACCGTTGGCACTTGCCCACTTAGCTGAAGGTGGCTTAAACTTTAGCCCCGCCAAGTCCACACTAGGTATAAGAAGATAACCAGCCCCATCACAGCGTGTACATTTATTTGTTCTAGCAAATGGTGTTCCATCTTTTTTAACCTTTCGTATTTGTCCAGTACCATTGCAGTCACTACACTGCTTTGCATTGGTCTTGTATATCTTCTCTGTGCCGCCAGCAATCAGGCTGCGGAAGTCTGCATCATCCATGTATGGGTCAATAGCGTTGCCCCAATACGGCTTGTCAACAACCTTACGACTGTAGATAACCCAAGACAATTGCTCTGGGCTGTTGAGGTTGATAGGTGTGTCACCCATCAGCTTACGCACATGAGCCTGTAGGTCATCGGTCAGTTGCCGCTTCTCATTCTCAAACTCCTCACGCACCTCATCCAACTTAGATAAGTCTACAGCAAAGCCACGCTGATAGATACGTGACAGGCACACAGCTACCTGATTAGTCAGGTCTACTGTACCACGTAGGCCACTGTCTGCTGGTGTATTCAAACGATACATCAGCTTGTCAGCAAGTTGCTGCGTAGCATGAAGGTCAGCAGACAGATACTCAGACAACTCATCATGTGGTATGTCACGAGTACTGTAGCCCTGCTTGAAGTATTCCTTCAGTGTGTCCTGCTTCTTGGTGTCCAACTCATAGCGTTCTGCACAAGCCTCAAGAGATAGCGGCTCTTTGATACCACGCTGCAGAACATACTCTGCCAGCATCGTGTCAAATACTGCGCCATCGTACTTGAAGCCTGACTCCCATAGCCACAGCAAGTCATGCGCTGCATTGTGGCAGATGAGTACAGTAGCTGCATCAAGGAACTCCTGCACTAATACATGACCATACTCATCTGCATTCACGTCACTATGGTCAAACGTGACGATGCGTTTAACGCCTTGGTCATTGAGCATACCCACCATAGTCAGTGAGTTATCAGGCTCAAATGGGTCAAGGTGCATCTTACCATCACGCTTGGTGACGGTGTTCTCTACATCAAGTGTTAGTTTCATATTTGCTCATCCTTACTCTTCCTGTCAGGGTTAATGGAATCTGGTAGAACATCTCGCCAGAAGCTATATATTTATTAGATACCTCTACTGGTGTCAAGTCTTTAATGTCTTCCGACTTAAACATAAGTGCATCAGACAGTTCCTTATTCCATACAAAGAACAGGGTAGGCTTGTCAAAGAACTTAGACTTACGTTCAGGTAGCTGTAGTGTGTCATACGGAAACACTGAGCCACTCCATACTGTCTTGACTTCGCACTCCACATAGAACTTACCCTTGCTGCCTTCCGCAATCAAGTCCTGTCCATACGTATTCGGGTTCTCCCATATCTTGTAGCCTCGTATCTGCATGTACTCCATAGTACGAACACGAGCAGGTTTGTCATGCTTGCCATGTAAGGCTTCACTAAACTGTTTCCTCATCCTTCGTACCTCGCAGTCTGATAGTTAAGTTCTACGTTCACCATACCGTGCCAGCCATTCAGCTTGTTCTTCACGATGTTGATGTGACGCAATGGGCTGTCTTCCTCTTGGCCTTCCACACTAGGTGACTTGCCAATCAGTATCATCAAGTCAGCTTCAGCAGCCTTACCTGTACGTGAGCCTTCCATCATAGACTGATTAAGCTGTGACCTACCCTCTGCCTCTGCAGATAACTGTGACATATAGAATACAGCACAGTCGTATGTCTTGGCAATCTGCCGTGCATAGATAGCACAAGCCTTGAGTGCCTCATCAGGTCTGGCATAGTTACCTGCCACACCGAACTTGTCACCCATGTCAAGCACAAGGATGTCAGGGTTGTTAGCCTTGCAGACTGATTCAACCCATGCCATGTCACGACCACCTGCATCTTTAATCCTGATGTTATTCATCACAGGTTCATACAGTGCCTTGGCCTTGCCTATGTTGTCACGCACCTCACGTGCAGTCATGCCAGCCGCAGCAGTCAAGTACCTTGCACCGACACGGTGAGTAGGCTCCTCGTTACACAGGATGATACACTTTGCACCCTGATGTGCAAACCCGCCCGGTGCAGCAATCAAGCTGGCGTGGAAGGATGTCTTGCCAGTGTTAGGCCGTGCGCCTACCTCAATCAACTGTCCACCTGACACGCCCTCTACCTTACGTGTTACGCTTGGTATATTGAATGTCCACTTGGCTTCCAGTTCAGCTTTAGCCATGAGTGTCTCAATGCTGATATCATCCCACTCAATGTTGAGGTTGGGAATGAAGTCATCACCATAACGCTCAAGCAAGTTGCGTAGCTTCTCAAGTGTGGCACCGTCACCATTCACCATGTCAAAGCCTATGTTAGCAACGTCCTCGCCAACAACCTGCTGGAATAGTTTAGACAGCACCTCTTGTGCTATGTCACTACCCATTGGCTGCTCACGCTTGATAGAAGAGAACATAGATGAGTAGCCCTGCTTCTGTGCTGTAGTCAGCGTAGGATTGTTAGCCATGAACAATGCCTCAACCTCATCGGGTGTGACAGTACGCTCATACCTATCCATAGCTGTGTCGATAGCCTCTTTAATCTTACGTGCATCCTTGCTGAACAAACGTGGTGGGCATTTGCTACCACGATGGTCATCATAGAATGACTTATCCATTAGGCTTCTAATGATTGATAATTCCATATAAGTTCTCCATATCTGTCGGGTTACGATATTTCAAATCATCGTTCAAACGTAGGACACGAACATCGTTTACGTGACCACGTAGTTCCTTTGCCATCTGCAAAGTCTTGGGTAGTGCATCGGGGTCTAATGCAATTACGGCTGTTGAGAACTGTGCGAGATACCCTTTATGCGACTCTTGTAGAGATGTACCAAGTATCGCAACCCCGACAAAGGATTTGCCACCAACCACGGCTGCACTCACACAGTCCTCAACAACAACTGCGACTTTACCACACCCAACGGTGTAAGGCAAGCCACTTTTTCCATATCGTTTCCATTTAGGTAATCGCTTACCAATGGCACGGCCTGTAGCATCAACGGTCACACCGTCATGCACTACAGGAAATACAATCCTGTCATCCTTCACATCATACATCACACCCAACTCATCTGGGTCTAGCCTGTACTGGTAACAGAAGGCAAGCACAGTACGCTTGTTTCTGTGCGGTATGATATACGATGGCATATCAAATGTCTCATCAGCAAACTCAGCTACGTTACCCATGCCTGACCGTATGTCATCCACTGTGAGATGCACACGGTTGCCGCCACTTACATTACAGGATGCCTTGTAGCAATTCCACACAAGGCTACCCATGTTGTTAGTAACAGTGAAGGTCTTGTACCCACCACAATTAGGACAGTTCATACGTTTAGTCTGTCCATTGGGTACATCTATATCACTTATAATGTTATATATATTATTCATTATATACTCACTTTCGTTGCGGCAGTTAAGTGCTTTTACCATGTGACTTACGTGCTGTCAAGGCACTATTTGCACTGGCGTATGTATTTTTCATGTACGGTTTTACTGACTGTGGATTACTATGTCCTGTAACCGACATGATTTGTCCCATAGGTACACCTGCCTCTACCATTTGTGTTGTGCCAGTACGCCGCAAGTCCATCAGGCGTAGTTCCTCAGACAGCCCAGCTTCACGCATGACAGCCCTTCCAGCTTTGGATAGACGTTCCATGCTGTACGGGTGATACTCGCCCTGTACGGGCGTTGTGCGGGGAACAACGTACTGTTGAAAGCCAAAGTCCTGCTCTTGTTGTGTCAGCATCTCAAGCAAGTCATCTTCGATAGGCAAAGTCACCTCTGCCCTGCGCTTAGACTGCTCAAGATATAGCTTGTGTTCTTCCAAGTCAATGTTGTCCCACGTCAACAGACGCATATCACCTAGACGCTGGCACCACTCGTATGCCATGTGTACAATCAGGCCAATGCTGCGCCACTGAAACTCACCATAGGCAGTGTCAAGGAATTGACGCACATCATCCTCTGTCCACACAACTTTGCGTTGTGGTGGTGTCTTGCGCCTGACATTGGCAAAGGGATTGACCGTTGCATACTCCATGTCAATGGCGTAACGAAACAGAATAGATGACACAGTACAGACGTGGTTGGCAAGGCTAATGCCTCGCTCAACCCAGCCTTCGTATGCATGTTTGGCTTGCTTACTTGTGAGTTCACAAAATTTCACAGAGCCAAAATCATCTAGCATGATGCCAAGAAAGTATTTATAGTCTTTCTTAGTTCTGCTTCGTAACATCTTGAAATCATTGGAATTGTAATACTTATCCACAAGATGTTTTACTGTCTTCATGCTGCAATCAACTCCTTGAACTGCTTGCTTTCAATCCACTGTGACACTTCATGCTCACGCTTGAACATGTTAACAGCGTTGGTATCGCCACCAGTGTTACGCAGCTTGAAGCCATTACGCTCATCAGCATACGATGCGTAGTTGGTGAATGCAGAATACAATGCCCACACATTCTGTCCACGCACACCCGCTTCCTGATTGTATAAGGTAAGCATCTTGTCGGCGGTGCGGTCAGACTTGAGCAGCGATTCAAGCATAGCTTTGACATTGCTCACATGCACAGGGGTGTTAGCCCAGCGTTGCATCTGCTGATGGTAGTTAGTGAAGTCATCATTTGACTTGCCCAACTGTGTAATGAATCTGTCAAGGCTAAAGCCGCTAGTGTTCTTACGGCGCACCTTGTCATGCTCACCACGAATCATACCGTTGGTGCAAAAGAAGTCGATAGCACCAAACAACACAGTGTTTGAACATGTACCGTCCACACCATGCAGTGCAATGATACGCTGTGCTATCTCTGTCTCATGCTTTGGTGTAACGATGGTATGCTTCATGTTAGGCAAGGTCATGTCCATCATAGCCCAGCCATTGCGGTGAGCATCACGCCACACAATAGACGCACCATCTGTCTGCTCATCAGTCAGGTTGTCTGTCACAGTTGACATAACGTCACGGAAGAAATCACCATGTGATGCACAGGTGAAGTCCTTGCCCACGATAGCGATAGGTTCGCCAGTGTTGCCATCAATGACATACTTCTTGTCAGCTACACGAGTAGGCTCAAAGGTTACATCAAAGTCGAGGTTCTCAGGGATGTATTCTAATGGCATATCTATTCTCCTTTCAGATTGAATTGAAATTCAAGTGTGTCCTTTGCATCGGACAGTTCTTGCAGGTCATACGCAGACACCATCTTTATGCCACCCATGTCTGGGTATAGTGCGGTATCAAGTATGCTATCAAGCAGTCTATTCACTTCAACAACTGCCTTGCGTTGTTCAAGAGATAACTTGTTTATCTTGACTGCACGTTCAGCTTTGTCTTTCTCACGCAGCTTCTCCCAATACGCCATGCGTTGCTTGGGTGTCATGTTGTGATATTCTTTCTTCGACATATCATATCTCCTTTATATAGCTAATATAATTAGTGGTAATATTACAGTCACAAAAATTATAACATCCATTGTGGCTTACTCCTTCCCTTGTTATACCGTGCAAAGGCAGTCTTGTCAACCTTGTAGAACGCACGGTACGCCATGATAGGCCACTCCTCATCTGTCTTACAGTCATCGTGTCCACTGAAACACTGTGGGTGTGCAGTCACATCACCGTCTGGCAACAAATCCCTTGCCTTGTATAAAGCGAGGCTATGCTTACCTGCACCATGCCACTTGCCATATCTGTGGTGATACTCGCACAGCATGGCTGTGTATAGGCTGTATGCCCAGCGGTAATTAGCACGGTTCTCCATTGCCCACAGTGTGCAAGGATGCTTCTGATGCACAGGTTTATATAACCCATGCTCCTCTGCATACTCAGGTGCATGATGCCATACGCTAGTGCATAGCATCTGCGCTTCTTCCAATGGCATCTTGACAATGTGTTGGTCACACAGTGACTTGGCTATATCACTAGGCTCCTGCTCAATTAGAAATCTATTCATCGTCAATCTCCTTCCACTCATGTCCTTCTCTTGGGTAGTATACTTCATATGTGCTACCACAACTAGGACACCCAAGTATTGTAATCATACTATGCATGTCATTATCAATGTCATAGTCGCTTTCCCATATAACTTCGTGCTTACAGTGCCAGCAGTTCATCGTATAACTCCCAATACCCAGTTCTCTGCACAGTTTTCGGCATACACCTCACTGTGTCCTTGTATGTTACGTTCCTCAATGATAGCACCATCCTGCATCATGTATACAGTGTAGCTACCGTCAGGCTCAAGAAAGACAGTAGCCTTGCGGTAACTGCCATCACCACGGCTACAATCTTCGTCACTATAAAACTCATGCAATAGCATCTTCATTCTCCTCTGTTAGTGTCCAGCTATGGCGGCAGTTAGTTTTCCAGTTGTTCTGTGTGCCATCCCAATCGCACTCGTAGACTGTGCAGACAATCTTTTCTTTGTCAGGGATGCCACCATAGTCAGTCCATACGTTTAGGTCAAACATCCTGTCACCTATTTGTACGCCATACCACAAGTCATCTTCTTTATCGACACGGTATTCTGGCAAACAATTGTCGTAGTAGTAGGCCATCAGCGTATTTAGTTCATCATTAGATAACACAAGGTCAAAGCCGCTGTCATAATTGTCAGTCATCGTAGTCATCTCCCTTGTCACGTTCCTGTAGTTCATCCACATCTACACCATCACAGACGTATGAGTAGTCATAGTTAGGTATGTTGAACAGCTTGACTGTGCCATCCTCATTGCGAATGTAGTCATCCAGTTCGTTGTCAAATACAGCGACAGGCATATCCCATACGAGTACGCTGTATGATTTACCTATATCAAACATCATCAATCTCCTCTACTTCAAACTCTGCACTACCAAAGTCAAAGCACTGTGCGGCAGTAATCTCTGCCTCTGTTTCACAGTCTGCTTCTACCTCAATCTCTGCTTCTATTCGCACTAAATATTTAGGCATACCCATTCTCCTCTAACAGTTCTGGTGTGACAATGCAATTCACCATGTTGGTTTCATCCCATATGGTTTCAATAGCAATATCACTAGCATCATCCATGTTGTCTGCTTCTACTTCAATACGGTGGGTCAAGTCTACCCACACTACCCATGTCTTGCTCATGTCACTCATCCTTAAACAGTTTATACATTATATAACATATTCCGACTACAGATACAACCAGATAACCGCCAATGAACACACTGTCCCACGGCATCTGGTTGTATACGCATAGTGGTGTCACACACTCAGTCATACTCTTTAACATAGTCCAGTTCTACTCTATGGTCAGGGTATTGGCTTTGTGTCATCTCAATAGCGAACTCAACCGCACTTTCCCAGCCATGCTGAGTGAGTGAGGCAGGGTGTACATTCACTGCCGTGTCCTGTACACCCACTGTCATACCGACTTCCCAATACATTATGCCGCTACCTTTCTGCCAGTCTTGGCTCTGGCTAAGTCAATGGTATTCAAGTCATGTGTCCCCAAGTGAATTGTGATACCATTCTTGCGTTGCTCTTTGCGTTGGCGGTTTAGGCGCACCTCTTTGCCAATCTCTTTGTGCATCTTGTCGAGGAAGATGCCAGCAATGTCTTGCGCCATGTACTGTATGTACCCACCAACATCTGCCTTGGTAGCACGGGCATACTTGAGGCACATGTCATAGAAGGCTTCACGCCCCATACGCTTGCCATGCAACTCCAGATACAAGGCTTCTACCTTGCGGAACTTGGCAGACAGTTCAGCACTGCCCTGCACTTGCCCCTTCTTACCTGTAGTGCGCTTGAAGTATGTGCCAGCTTTGATTGTGTTCTCGATGTTGAATGTTGTCATAGTAATATCTCCTTTATGGTTGGTTAGTTTGTTAGTCCGACATCGGACTTAGGGATTGCATACACTTTGGGTTTACCATTCTCAGTGTATACAGAGATAGCTTGCACCTCAGTCACTGACTCACCAGTGTCAGCGAATACAAACGTATCATTCTCGTATGGGTTGTATGTGACTGGTCTGCCATGACCACGAATAGCAATGCCATCACGGAAGCCAGCAGTGCCAACGGCAAAGGCATGAACATTCTTCTTGCCCTCACGCCGCACCTTGGCTTGCCCGGCAGGACGCACAACAAACTTTGCGTCATACATTGTGAACGCAGTAACGTGCTGTTGAACACGTCCAGTCTTGCGGTCTTGTAGTGACCATTTCTTTTTGTGTAGGTTCCAGTAAAGTCTATACTTACCCATAGTTTTTCTCCTGCATTGTACGCTTTGCATTACGAGCCGCCTTGCGGTCACGCTTCCAGTTGTCACGCTTTGGATTAGCAGTCTTACGCACTGGCAATTTCTCAAAGAGTGACAAGTCATTCCAATCGTGGTCAAACTCAGTCATTATCTTTTCGTGTTTTGTTTTCACGGTCTTGTTCCTTTTTGCGATTGTATTTCTTTTTGTCTGGCACAACGGCTGTCCTGCGGCGTGACTGTGCCACTGCCTTCGCCACAGGATTGATAGGTCTGATACGCATTGTAATCTCCGTTAGTCCGACATCGGACTTGTCTAGTATATCTAAGTAACAATATATACTTCACTAAAGTATCAGTATATATGTTACATAAGATATACAT